AATTCAACTCTATGTAAAGTAATAGGAGTTAATTATGCTACCAGTAGAGATTTCATAAAGATACCATCCAACCTTAGATTTATACACGCACACAGATTAGCAGACTTTATAGGCTTAACAGTTCAAGATGTAGTTGATACAATAGTGTACGACTTAAATAAACAATAAACACAATGAAAAGAAGAAGATTAAAATTTAGCGACTACTATAACAATATAATTATGTCTGAATTGGCAGATATATATGAAGTAGATAAAGATAGAATATTTTTAGGCAGCAGAAAGAAAAACATTATATTTGCTAAGAGAATGTATATATACATATTAAGAGAGATGTTTGGGTTAACTCTAGCAGAAATAGCAGGTGTTACCAACTTACATCACTCATCAATAATTCATCATACTAGAAAGTTTGAATTCTTCTACAATAATTATACTGAAGAATCTGACTTATTTAAAAGGATAGAGAATAAAATAATTGAAGTAGAGATAGATGAGGAAATATTAGGATTAGAGCTTAGAAGGAATAAAATCAAGGATTCATTAACTAAATTATATAAAATTAAAAAACAACAAAATGTCAGAGAAAAAAGAGAAAGTCTACTTACCGAGTAGCATTAAAAACATCCCAACAAAGTATGGGGAAATGATGGTTGCCAACTTTAAATTAGATGAGTTGCAAAAGAACTCAAAGAATGGTTGGGTGTCAATGGTTATTTCAGAAAGGAGAGAGCCATCGGAAAAAGGTGCAACACATTATGCTTATGTAAATGATTTTGAGCCAAAGGAGAAGGCTAATACAGATCCTAAGCAAGAATCTAGTAGTGATGATAAGGATGACTTACCATTCTAAATAAAATAAAGGGGAGAAGTTGGAGTTGAGATATACTCCTTCTTCTTCTTTTTAACTAAAACTATAACACAATGAAAGAACAACCAAACTATTATGCTATCCTGTCTGCTGAGGTTAGATACGATAATAGACTAAAGGCTAATGTTAAGCTCTTATACGCTGAAATAACTGCCCTGTGCAATATGAATGCTGAATGTTTTGCATCTAATAAATACTTTGCAGACCTATACGATAAAGAAAAAGGAACTATTTCTGGATGGATAAGTCAATTAGTTAAGTATGAATACATTAAGATACGATATACATACAAGGAGGGTACACGAGAAATATCACATAGGTATATTAAAATAATCGATAAGGGTATGTTAAAAATATCTAAAGACCTATGCGATAAAAATCGAAAGAGTAATACTACAAGTATTAATACTATGAATAGTAATACTACAAAGGGTAGTGTGAGTTTTAAAAAACCAACAATTATTGATGTTAAAGAATATTGTTTAGAAAGAAAAAATTCTGTAGATGCAGAAACATTTTATCATTTCTATGAATCTAAAGATTGGAAAATAGGAAAGAACAAAATGAAAAGTTGGAAAAGCTGCATAATTACGTGGGAAAAAAGCAGAAACAATAATACTAACGATAGGACTACATCACATAGACACGAGAAAGGTCAAGATTATGGAGATGGTTCTTTTTAAAAACTAAAACAATGAGAACAATAGAAGATACATTTAAGATAGAAAATTTCCTACAACCTAAGATGTACAATAGGTATAAGCTAGGTACTAAAGAAGAATTGAAAGAAATGTTTATTAAAGCATTTAAGCATTACGATAGAACGATTGATGTTTATAAGCATCTTCCTGAGTATGATGAGATAATAGATTGGTTATCAGACACGAAAGGAAGGGGTTTAATGCTAATGGGTGAGTGTGGATTAGGGAAGTCTACAATACTAAACTATGTTATACCTGCAATCTTTAGGACGAAAACAAATAAGAGTATGAAAAGTATACCAGCTAAAGAACTTGGTGCTATAGAGAGAAGTGATGCTTCTTTTATTATAATTGATGACTTAGGAACTGAGAGTATTAAGAATGATTATGGAACTAAGATAGATGCAGTTTCAGATGCAATCTCTTATGCAGAGGATAGTTCAAAGACTTTACTAATAACAACTAATTTAGCATCAAAAGCATTAAAAGAAAGGTATGATGATAGGACTTTAGATAGGCTAAGGAAGTGTAAGGTGGTGGTTATCAAGGGTAAAAGTTTTAGGAACTAATTAGTATAAAATTGAATTATTTTTATATATTTGTACAATGAAAAACACAGAGGAAGAAAAGATTGAGAAGTTCAAAGTGCCAGAAGTTATTAATTCTGACTTAACATACTATATGCAGTTTGGATGGAAAAGACTTAGAGATTCATCATCTAAAGCTAAATCAGCAAGTAAATTCTTAGGGAATACTTATGAGGATAGATTTCCTATACAGATAGATTAATGACAAATACTCAGTTAAACAACTAATTAAAAAAATATAAGGGTAAGACCTAAAGAGCTTTTAATTTTTCAGTCTGAGTAGTAAAGGGGAGGCTTCAGATTCCTCCCCAATACAATTTAAAAAATAAAATATGAAAGAATCAGAACGAACGTACTCAACTATAAAGAATGTCTTGCGTGGACATATAAAGAATAATGTCAAATCATTATGGACGTGGGCAAATGACGAATTTCGCTGCATCTATAACGACTACTCAGGAGATGAACGGATTTACACTTCCAGTCAATTACTAAAACTTTTAACAAAATGATGTATTTAAGCCTAATAGCAGGAGTAGTACTCTTTATAGCATTTATGCTTATAATAATGAATATTATAGAAAGTAAGATAAGAAGTAAAGCAAATGAAAGAATCCTATGGAAGATAGATAATATGCCAAAGAGAGATAAGGTCGTTACAAGAACAGGAGGACTTGCTCACGATAGAATCTATGATACTATATTGGATGAAGATATTATAATGGATGATATGGAGGTAGACAATAAGAAGAAATGAATATGGTATTTATAATAAAGATATGAGCGAAAAACACAGTAAATATTATTACGAGAAGGGGAGGAATACAAGTACCACTTGGAAAGATGAGGTGGTAGAAGATAAGAGTAAGAAATGGAGTGGAGGAGAAATTAACCCTAAGATGTTGTTAAGTAAGGATGAGTTAGATTACAGTAAAGATAAGATTCCTAACTACTACATTGGTAAGGTGTATGGGTATGAGGCTAGGAAAGTAATAGAGGACTTTGATTTATCCTATAATATCGGTACTGCCACCACATATTTGCTCCGAGCAAAAAGGAAGCACACTACAAGTGTTGAGTGCATACAGAAAGCAATCAATCATCTTGAGTTTGAATTAGATAAGATTAAGAATGAAGAAACCGATATTTAGGGTATTCGTATCGTATGAGATAAAGAATAAAGCTGCCGTAACAAGGAAGGTTATTATGGGTATCTTAGATACATTTGCACTAACCTCTAACATAGATGAGATAAAGAAAGATACAGAACTGATAGATAGGATATGTTACTTAAATAAAAAGAACCTCAGTAAAGTAGACATCACTATAACGAATGTTGATGTTGAATACCAGTATGGTGAAACTACTGATAGGTTTGATGATGAATACTAAATAGATATTATGCCGAAGATTAGAAAGATAAAAGTAGGAGATAGAAAAGATAAGAGAGGTGGTGGTTACTCAAGAAGAAAGTTTACTGTTGCTGAAGCTGATGCAATTAGACTAGAGTTCAATACATCAGAGAGTAAGATAACTATATCTGCTATGGCTAGGAAATATGAAGTATCACAACCATTAATGTATCAGCTACTTAAAGGAACTACCTATACTGATAAGGGGATAGGGGGTATGAAGGGGATAGGGGGTATAGGGGATAGGGGATAAGGGTATGGCAATGAAACAAGAAGCAAGAGTACAGTCAGCATTTTGCACATACATAAAACTATCTTACCCTGACACAAGGTACTGTGCATCTCTAGGTGGTATAAGAACATCAATGACTCAAGCTATAATGGCTAAGAAGACTGGATATGTTAAAGGCTTTCCTGATATGCAAGTGCTGAAGGTTAATAGCGAGTATGCAGGACTGTTCTTAGAGATTAAAGCTGATAAGACAGGCTATCCATCCAAAGAGCAGAAACAATGGGTAGCAGACCTTAATGAGGCAGGTTACTTTGCTAAGGTTGTTAAAGGATTAGACGAGTGTATCGCTATTCTGGATTGGTATATGCAAATAAAATAATTACAAAAAACTTTTCTTAAAATTTCTTAAACAATTTTCTTAACTTCTGTTTTGAAACTGCCCTGAAACTGCCCTGAAACTGCTGAAACTGCTGTGAAACTGCTGGAGATCTCCTATGTGCGTGTATGCGTGTGTATGTGCGTTCTATATACTATAACTTGTTGGGTGCTAGTTATTTAGAACCATTCTAAATTTCAATATTTATAAATCTTTTACACATTATGCTTTGAATTGTGTAAAACCTTTCTATCTTTGCACTGTAAATAATTACAAAAAATAAAATTTTATTAAAATGGATAAGGATAAATTAAAAATTTCAGAACTTCAAAAAGAAGTTAGAGAACTAAAAGAAGAAAACGAAAACTTAAACTGGATGTTAGAAAAACAATTTGACGAATCTTTTAGAAGAATGAAAGAAGAAAAGAAAATAAATGATAAAATGTTAAGCCTACATAAAACATTAAAAAATTTTGTAAAACAAACCAAAAACAACTAAAAACAAAAAACTATGAAAACAAAAACACAAAACACAGAAAGCAGCACAAAAGAAACAATTTTCGCAGTACTTTATTTAATGAGCTTTCCAACTGCAATAGCTTATTACTGTATTAACTTTTTATAAACCTTTAAAAATTAAAACTATGACAAAAAAACAATATCCTAAGTACATTACAAAAATAAACATTAAACCAACATACACGATAGGTGAAAATATTTTATTTACAGTATTATCATTTGCGACCTTATACGGCTTAATATATGCTCTTTGTATGATAATAACACTAATTGACTTTATAACTCTTTAAACTAACTAAAAACAATTAAAAAAAATGAAAAAATCCTTAAAATACTCAACCTTTGCTAGTGCAGATGCTTTTAAAAGCTACACAGAAGCCACCAGAAGCACGCAAGGAGATGACCCAACAGAATGGAACGAACCAGAAGCGCAAGCTTGCAACCTTTGTGCTAATTACTTGACACCTGAAGAAGTAGCAGAAAATAATGATGATAATGGCTATTGTAATGATTGCTTTTATTCTTGTTGCGGTGATGAATTAGATCAGGATATTCGAATATGCCCAACATGTAAAGAACATAATTAAACTAATAATAAAACTATGAAAACAAAAACACAAAACACACTAAACGAGAATTTTGAGAAAGTAAAAAACCAAATTGAGTTAGAGATTTCTAATGGTAAAATTCCTCTAGACACTCATCATTTAGATTTTGATAAATTGGCTGAATACTTTGATTGTAGTTACTTATTAAATGGCTGTACATCAGATAAAATGGCTTCTGATGTTATAGATTTAGTAGATGATTACTTGGAATTTGATTGCTCAATAACTTGGAGTATCCAAAATAAAACAATGAAAACAAAAACACAAATTACAACCAGCAACACCGAACAATTAATTTACTCAATGTTAACAGAGAACACTGGAACGCATATGTTAGATTCTGGAGGGGATAACGGCAGAATGTGGCAGAGGAACGCAAACAAGTCCTTACAAGATTTCGCAGACGCTCCAGCCGAGATATATCAATACGATACTAAGTATAACGAAATTCACCGAACAGTTAGCGTCTTTCATTTTTTAACAAATGATTTGTTTGTTGATGATATAGCATTTAATTTTAACGAACTAAACACCAACGCCAAAGACTGGGATGCAGACTGTATCATTAGTAGCAACTTCAAAAAAGAAAATGACGCCTCATTATATGGCGTGAGCGTTAATGCTTGGCTTGACTTAGTTAGTAGTAATGAAGTAGAGGTTTCCAGAAGTTGGAACACATACAACGGAGATTCAGACCTTAGCCAAATCCTACAAGGTGCAACCCTTACTATTAATAATGAACATTATGTATTGATACAGATACACGGCGGTGCAGACGCTAGGGGAGGTTACACAGACGCAAAATTGTTTAAAATACCTATTATTAATAACGGAATGATTAACGAGTATTTGCGAGAATATGCAGACAATTACGAGGTACTAGAGGAGTTGGAGTATATTGATTCAATGGTTGATTACTGGGATGAGTCAATAATATATAAAGGCAAAAAACTAGAAGCAATTAAAATAAAACTAAATAACTAAACAATAATAAAATGACTAATACAATAAACAGAACAAAGGCAAAGCAATTAATAAAAGAAAGTAAGGGGTTAATCTTTGCGGCTACATTCACAAAGAAAGACGGCAGCAGCAGACTAATGAACGCCAGACTTAAGAAATACATAAGTAAAACAGGCAGAGCCGCACCATATAAGGCAGATGATTATGATTTAATACCTATATATGATATGAAGGCGAAAGGCTGGAGAAGTCTAAATATTAACACTCTATTAACTTTAAATATTAACGCTAACAAATACCTAATAAAATAATGAAAGGAGAATTAAAACCTACAGAATTTTCAAATACTTTTTACTTAATACTTTTCGTATTGGCTATAATATTTGGATAAACAAACACTTAATAAAATAACTAATAAAACTTAATCAAATGAATGAACTACTAAACAAACTAAATGATATGCAAAATAAACATATCAAAACATTAGAAGAAAGGATAGTTATACTACAAAAAACTATTAAAGCACAAGAGAATACAATTAAATTAATAACAAATAAATAATAAAATGAAACAAGAATATAAATACTTAGAAACTAAATATGGTAGTTATGCAATCAATTTTCTATTTTCTTTTAATAGATTCAAAGAAGAAAGAAAGCAAAGCACATTAAAAGAGATAATAAAAGAAATAGAATACGTTAATACTTTCTTTTAATAGTACTTAATACAACCAATAAACACAAGAAAAGCCCTTTAATTGGGGTTTTTTTTATGCTTAAAAATTAATAAATTGTAATTATTTTAGATAAAATTGTGATGATATAGCTATTTTTTTATGTCTTTACATACAAAAACAACCTCAAAACCCAAACTAAAAACCAGTTTAAAGTTCAGTTCCTGTCATGATCTAGTCATGATTTAGGTCATTAAAGTCATTACTTTAGTCATTAAAGCTATGAAAAAGGATTAAAAAGGGTTGATTTTGATACCGTCAGGAAAGAAAAAATCCCTCTTTGGACACACACACCCACACACACTCAAACCAAGTTCAATTTTATAAAAGCTATATAGATTAAACATCTATTAACAAAGAGTTAGATACTTTGCGATATGAGCAATGATGTTTACTTTAAGACGTGGTGA